AAAAGACGTACAATAGAGATTTGGCTGCTAGAAGAGCCGTGGAAGTTGAATTAATTACAGCAACAGATGATATGAATCTCAAAAGTATTTTAAATGAAAGTACTCCTGGCGGTGAAAATTATGGTACATTGTTACAAAAAATCAGAGCTGCTAAAAAGGAATATTTTGAAAACCGGCAGCCCAGGGGCTAATCCACATATCTAGGGAAGTCTGTCAAGTGTACCACCCAGAGAATGTATTTCATCACAGAGCTGACTAATTCTAGCCATTAACTCATAATTTTGTTTTGTAATTTCTCTGATATCTTGCTCAAGTGACTGTATTTTCATTTGTTTAATTTCCAGACTCCTGCGCAATAATTCAGGATCATCAGAATTAATCATATGTAATCCTTGATATTAAATCTCTGACTTTATCACTCTGCAGTATTTCAGTGTGACTGAGATTAATAAATTCGTTTTGTGTTTTTGCGAAACCCAAGGGTACCCCTATCTGACTTTCCACTGTCACAGTACCATCGTTGTCACGTGCTCCCCAGGCTGCAACTTCATTGCCGCCTCCCACAGTTACAATATTGGTGTGGGGCCTGAGAAATGTTTTTTCCTGCAAAAATTCTAAGAATTCGCTTCCAGGATTCATGTGCTGAAAAAGATTGTTGTTGCGAAATACCAGCTTCAACCATCTGGCAAAAGGGGATCCCTGCCAGGGGGCACTAATAGTCACTAAGTGATCCACTGCTATTAATCCACTAGCACAAATCCAACCTCCCAGTACTCCTCCCAAACTATGACCCACATAAGTAACACTCTGATCATTAAACTCATGATTTACTTGTGTGCATATGGAATCTATGATTTCAAAAGGATCTGTCAGATTTATATCATAGTGTGGTCTAAAAATTTTTAGTCCACCGGGCAGATTTTGGCTGATATAATTCCAGCCTGCAGGAGATCCACCTGCCCCGTGAACTAAAACCAGATTAGGCATTGCTAATCATTTCTTCCATTTGTGCGATCTCTGGTATTGTATTGCTGGCGTTGTAGCGAAAATTTCCAGTGAGATTAATAGTATCAAACAAAGCATACTTCTTGTTTACTTTGTCATAGATACCAAAACTCAGATATTTTCCACGACTGTCAAAACATCTCACAAAGCGATCGCCTTTTTTGCGATTGGTTTGTTCTGCTTTAGCCCAGATCAAATCAAAAGATTTTACTATCTTACGCATAATATTGTCTCCTATGCGTGGTTAATGTTACACGATAATGAATACCGCAACCCAGGTTTATGATAACACAGATGTATTTATTTTGTCAAGTAATTAAAACTACACTTATTAAATCAGATAAATATCGGTCATGGTAGCAAAGTTTAAAGGATTTAGCACAGTTGACCGCATCAGAGCACCCTATACTCTGGAAGGCAGAGATCTTGTGAAACGAGATTTACTAAACACTTTTTATACCAAAAAGGGCGAAAGATTAATGAGGCCAAACTATGGTAGTGTTATATGGGATTTGTTAATGAATCCCGATGACACAGCCACAGAAAAGGAAATCAGAGATGATGTTGAAAGAATTATTGATTCAGACCCCAGGGTGGACTTGCTTGATACAGTAATAATTTACATGGATCATACCATCAGAATAGAGATAAATTTAAAATATGTATTGCTAAATGATTCAGATACATTATATTTGGAGTATACCAGGGATATCGAGGGCGATTAATGGGAAGTGTAACAAGACAAGAAAATTTATTTGCGGCTGAAAGCTGGAAGGTAGCATACAAAGCCTATCAGAACATCAGTTATCAGGCCTATGATTATGATACTATTCGCGCAGCTTTGGTGGAATATGTAAAAGTAAATTTTCCAGAGAATTTTAACGACTACATAGAAAGTTCAGAATTTATTGCTATTATAGAATTGCTTGCTTATTTGTCCCAGAGTTTGGCATTCAGAATGGATCTCAATACCAGAGAGAATTTTTTAGAAACCGCAGAACGTCGTGATAGCGTTTTTAAACTAGCGCGCATGTTGGGATATACGCCCAGTAGAAATTATACAGCTAGTGGAGTAGTAAAGATTGTTAGTGTCAAGACCAACGAGCCTCTGACAGACAGCCAGGGCACCGACATCAATAATCAGGAAGTATTCTGGGACGATGCCAACAATGCACAAAGCTATGAACAATTTATCAGCATACTCAACAGCGCAATGAGCAACGTAAATAGATTTACATCGCCAATCAAAACTGGCCGCGTGGGAGATATATTAACAGAACTTTATCAGTTGAATACACCACTTAGCGCGCCCATAGCATATCAATATAGCGCCACTATTGCAGGTGATTCAAAGCCTTTTAATATTGTAAATCCAGACTTTGTGGACAATGGTGCAATTTTTGAAAGACATCCAGATCCTGCAAGCTTGTTTAATCTAATGTACAGAAACGATGGCAATGGTTTGGGCAGCAAGGACACTGGGTTTTTCCTGACTTTCCATCAGGGAAACTTAGCATATCAAGATTTTAATTTTACCACAGCTATTGCTAGCCGCACACAGGATATGCAAGTTATTAATATAAACGAAACAGACACTTACTTGCAGGAAATTACTAGTGCAGGATTAGTAAAGGCAAAGTGGGTCAGAGTGCCCAATGTGGTTGGACAAACACTCAATTATAATAGTATCAGTAAAAATACTAAAAATTTGTATGCCATAGATAATTTAGATAACTCTGGTATTAAATTAAGATTTGCTGACGGCAACTTTGGAAATATACCCTATGGTATATACCGTTTATGGTATCGTCCAAGCGAGCCTACTCGTTATACTATTCAGCCTGAAAGCATGAGTAATCTAACTATTAATATTCCCTATGTGAGTAAAAACGGGAGCGAATTTACTCTCACGTTAAAATTCAGCCTACAGCGCAGCGTAAGCAATAGTTTACCAGCTGAAACCCTGCAGGCTATCAAGGAGCGGGCCCCACAGATTTATTATACTCAGGACAGAATGGTTAATGGTCAGGATTACAATGTGTTTCCCATGACTCTAAATTCCAATATTCGTAAAATGAAAGCCATCAATCGCACTCATGCCGGCCACAGTCGTTACATTGACATTAACGACCCCACTGGTACATATCATGATGTAGACACTTTCGCTCGTGATGGTTTTATGTATGCAGATCCCAGAAATATATCAGACAGAGTAATATTAAATGACAATACATCAAGTTTAGATGTTGTTACATCTGTTATTCCTAATTTATTAAAAGAGCAAAAACTAAATAATTTTGTGTATTACACTATGCGTAATATTACTAATCAAAATAAACCAGACACTTATGATTTAACACAGGTAGGAGGCACACCCTCCAATTACAAGTGGAATTGTTTGCCATTTGAGGGCAGAAGTCAAACAGGTTTTGTAACAGAAACCTTCAGTACTGGAAGTCCTGTGATAATGAGTTTAGCTCCCAGTGATCCCAGCCAGATCGGAAAGAACAGATTATTTCAGGAAAATAACTTTATAAAATGGTCAGATCCCGATGACGTAACCAATTATATTTGGACCAGAGTAAGCCATTTGACAAATAATGGGGAACTGGTTAGTGGACTTAACACCAGCACAGGCCCATTTACGCTATCTGCTGAGGTACCTCAGGACTGGCTAGCAACTGATAGCATTTCCACCATAAGGAAAGTATTTACTTCAGATGAAGGTACTGCAATAAGATCTGCTATCGATAACAGAGTCACATTCGCCATTGGCTACGATGCTAATCCTCCCAATCAAAATGCACAATTATCTGATCAGTGGTATGTAATAAATCAGCCTTGCAAAGACTGTGAGTGGATGCCCAGATCAGTAAATTTTGCAGCGAGTTGGTTGATATACATGGAATATGTGCCTGTGGATAGATTTAGTTATAGTTTTTCAATAACTGTTAGGGGAATGGATTATGTTGTTCAGTCTGAGCAGGAACTAAAATTTTATAATATTAAAAATGTCAA